GCAGCGCGTGGTGACCGGCCTGAGCGAGGCTACCGTGTTGACCATCGGCGGTGACGCCGGCAGTCAGGGTGACTATCGCCTGGCCGCAAGCTCCGAGCTTGAACCGCCGATCATCGAGTTGTAGTATCTCGATGGGGGATCGCCTGAGGCCCGGTTGGTTCGCCAGCCGGGCTTCAGTGTTTCTAGGCCAGCGCGTATCGGCGAGCGGACGTGATGTTGAATAGTCCGCCAGTCTGCGTGCGGTAGTCGCGATTGAGCATGGTGGCAATCTCGCTCCAGCTCTTCTTGGCTTTGCGCAACGTCTTGGCAGTACGGATAGCCCCGCGAGTCTCCTCGCACTCCACAAGCGTACCGTCAGCCAGCGCCTTCTTGCCCAGCGGCACATTGCCAGCCCGCTTGCCGCTGGACTTCAGCACGCCAAGTGCTGCCTTGGTGCGCTCGGCGATGATTTCGCGCTCCCATTCGGAGACGGACGCCAAGATATTGAGCACCAGCCGACCAGAAGCGCTGCGCGTATCGACCTGGTCGCTGACCGAGAACAACGTGTAAGTGCTACTTACAAAATACTTGCGCAGAATCGCGCCCAAGTCTTGCACGCTGCGGGTCAAACGGTCGAGCTTGGCCACAAGCAAGCCGTCAGCACCGTTGCCAAGCATGGCAAGCGCACGCAAGAGCGCGGGCCGCTCCATGGTTTTGGCGGAAATACCAGCGTCGACCTCAAAAGCTACGACCTCCAAGTCGTAAAGCTTGGCGTATGCGCGGATTTTCTCCTCTTGCGCAGCCAAACCCAAGCCAGAGTTCGCCTGCTCAGCCGAAGAAACGCGAAGATACGCAACAACGCGAGTCATTTTACCTCCACAGGCGTGATTGTGTTCTGAAAACGCTTGAGGTCAGCCATCTTGTAGCGCCGACGACGGGTCGGCGTGTGGTAAACCGTCAGAATCTTGCGTTGCACCCACCGGCGCACCGTCGTTTCGCTAACCCCCAGCAACTTTGCTGCGTCTTGCTCCGATACCAGTTCCATCTCTCACCTCCGCGCCCCAGATTGCACCCCTTTGGACGGGCTGTCAACCCTTTTGCACAAACCCGCTTGCCAATGGGTACAAACGTGCGCTAAGGTGCGTGTGCATGTTTGGGGATTTGGACGAACAGGACCAGCCACTACCTCCCGGCCAAGTTGGTGACGTGTTCGCCAACGCGGAAGAACCCTCGCCTGGGTTTGCTGGCCGGTATTACACGGTGGCATGGGAGATTGCTGGTCGCGAGGGGGCGATTACTGACCGGCGTCCGTTGGAAATCACGACTTCGTGGACGCATGAGGAGATGATCGCCATGTACCAAGCGCTTGCTGTGGTAGATGAGAAAGCGTTCATCTCGGTCAGCGTGCGCTACCGGCACATGGGGATTCCGATCGTATTGTGTACCGCGAGCATAGGTGTTCCTGACCGTGGCGCACCCAGGCGCTATGAAGAGCGCGACGATGACGGCTGGCCGGCGCTAGTTATCGAGTGTCATCAGCGAGCACTTGAAGCATTGCAGGGTCCAGGTCGCAAGATGATGGAAGAGTTGGCGAGAAAGAACCTGACCGAGCTACTGGAAGACTTGAAGCACAAGGAGGAGATGTCGTGAACTACGATCAAAAGGATTTGGAGCTGCTGCGACAGTGCGGCATTGATAGTGGTGGTCCTGTTAGCTGGACGCTGGACGACTACATCTCCATGGCCCACTGCGACTACGTACTGCGCTTTCGTCGCGGTGGCGATGCTCGCGTGCGTATGCGCCTTTTGATTCGTCGTGCTCGCGATGCTTTTCGGCGAGAGCGTGGTAGCGAGGAGAACTGCCCGTGGGACGATGATTACAATCGTCGTGTAGTTTCAACTGCTAATGCCGAGCAGCCGGTTAACGCAAAAGATATTACCTTGAAGTTCTTGGAAGACAACACCCGTGCCAAGCGCGGCGACATTGTGCTGGCCATGGCAGACCGTGGCTACAGCCAAGACACCATCGACGAAGCGTTGGGCGCACTGGTGAACGAGAACAAGATTAGCCGAGAGTCGTGGGGCTACTACAGCTTTGGTGGCAGGAAGCCAAAGAAGGAGGAAGCCGATGTCGCGTAAGTACCAGCACATGCCGGTCAAGAATACGCTGCACATGGCAGCGGACGGCCAAGGCGTGTTCGCGGTTGAAGACGGCGTTCCGCTTGGTGAGGACGACGAGGTTGATGTCGGCGTCTCGCGCATCACCGAAGAACTCAACAACCTGCGTGTGGCGGTGCAGGGCATCATCCGTTCGTGGATTGACTACAGCGGCATCGAGCTTGGCCACGATCGCTGGGGCAAGCGTCACGGCAAGGTGGCCAAGCTGAACTCTGCCGACATGGACCACATCTCGGACAACACGTTCACGGCCATCAAGACACTAGCCACCAAGACCATGGAGACTTGTCACCAGTACAAAGCAGACGACTTGGTGGACATCGAGGGCTTGGACATGCTGACGCACTTCTGCAACGTGCTGATGCGCGTCAACATGCAGAAGGATTGCTCGCCAGGAATCGTGCTTGGCGTCAAGTGGTTTTACTGCGATGGCCTGGTCCGCAACTTGCGCTTGCGCAAGAAGCACCGGGCCGAAGGATTGCAGCAGTGGCGACAAGCGTTGTTTGAAGCAACAAGGATGATTGAGGCAATCGGCTAATGTACGGGAAGACAGGGTACACGCAAGACTACATCAGGCACTGTCTGCGGTATGTCGACGAGATAGCGAAGCTGGAAATCCCGCACATGGCGGATTCGTTTGTGGCTCTGGAGTGTGATGTAGGTCCGTGGGCAGCATTTCGATACTACGACTTGATTAGCGATGCTCACTACAAGGTTTTGGCAGGCGCACGGGCGGCACCTCAAAGCAAGTTCGACGAGGTGATTGCGCTTTGGAAGGAGTATGGATTGCCCGTGCTAACGCCGCGTGGCAAGCGTAAGTTGAAGACAAGACGAGTGCTGATGGCGCAGTACTTGGGTGATTGGGGGAAACGCAATGAAAGAGACCGAGAACACCGGAACTACACCTACCTCGTCTTCGCAGAACACCTCGTTCAACACTGCAAAGCCAGCATCGAACAACGAAAACAATGGCACTACCGTCTCTTTATATGGTCATCAACACAAATTTTCGAGTACCGGAACGAACGAATCAGCAGGGCAGAAATCAACTACCGGCGATCGATCTTCCTCGACGGAATCAATCGAGGCGATGGACCCGATGGTGTTGCGGCGGGCGCAGTCCGAAGACGGTGCCTTGGAGCTACCAGCCCTGAAGGGCACCGACCTTGCATCCTTTGCGCTTACCCGTTCCCATTCAAAACTATCGCTGAGCGATCTGAACATTATTGGAATGGCCTTGTTAAAAGACGCGGTGGCTCAGGATAGACCAGACCACAAAGCTGCCGCTTCGGTCTTCTCGGTCATGGCCAACATGAACTCAAAGGCAGCCGGCCCCAAGAAGACCGGACCCACCGATCGAGTGCGCATTGCTCTAGAGAAGGCCGCCTCCGCTATTGAAGCCGAACGCAAGCGTCAAAGGACTATTGTGGACATCACACCAGAGGGTGACGATGAGTGACCACGATATCGACTTCTTGCTCGAGCAGTGGGCAGCGTCTCCCAGGGCGTTCGCCGAATGCTTTCGCATCAAGAACAAAGACCGAACTGAAGTAGACTTTCGCGTCTCGGTGCCGCAGCAGCTAGCACTTGAAGCACTCAGCAACAATCAAAAGCTGGTGTTCCTGAAGGGACGCCAGATGTGGATTACCACCATCTGCTTGGTCTGGCAGATTCGCTTGTGCTTGTTCAAGCCTGGCGCCATCTGCGCAGTAGGTATGCAATCGGACTTCAATGCTCGTCAGATGTCGCTGACCGCGTACAACCTGTACAAGGGCAACGAAATTCTTGCCGAGCTAATGCCAATCGACCGGCAGAACGACCACCAGATTCTGTTTGCCAATGGCTCGCAGATGCTGTTCGTCACCGCGAACTCAGCCGTGCTGCGTTCGATGCCGCTGAACTTCGCGCACTTGTCCGAAGTCCGAGACTACGACGACCTTGGCGAAACGCTGGCGTCTATCAAGGTAGCGCCTGAAGGCACGCTGCTACTGGAGTCTACGGCCGGCGGCGAAGACGACTTCTACCACATCTGGAACGACCCGGAGAGCGCGTTTCAGAAAGTGTTCTTCTGCTGGCGCGACCACAAGGAGTATCGTGCGCTCACCGGTATCGATGGTCCGCTTCAGGAGACCGAGAAAGAATACATCAAGCTGCACGGGCTTGGCCGGCAAGAAGCGAACTGGTGGGTGCGAGAGCGCCGCGCTTTGCCGCTGCACAAGCGTCCGTTCATGGTGCAGGAGCACCCGACTACACCGGAAGAAGCGTTCCTGCTGAGCGGCGACAAGTACTTGCGTCGCCAGGTTCCAACACCAGTAGGAGATTCCAAAGACGCCGACGAGGCCGGCATCATCGTCTACCACCCCTACAATCCAACGCACCAGTACGTGGTCGGCATCGACCCTTCGCCAGGTTCAAGCGAGAAGGGCGACCCGACCGGGCTTGTCATCATCGACCTGACCGATCGCTGCGTCGTGCTGACTCAAGAGATTCGCCAGCCAACTCGTGACTTCGAAGGCCCGTGCTTGGAACTCATCAAGGCATTCGGCTCGCCGCTGACCGTCATCGAAACCGCCGCAGAAGGCTTGGGCCTGTGCGACTTCTTGCGTGGCGCAGGTGTGCCGATGTACCACATGACTGCGTTTGGCGGCCTGTCGCCCACCATGCTACCTCGCCACGGCTGGCGTACTGACGTACAAACTCGCGGCATCCTGTTTGGCGAAATCTACGAAGGCGCGAGCGGCAACAACCGCTGGCACATTGGTTGCCACCGCTTGGTGAAACAGCTCAACGCGCTGTGCTACGACAAGCGCGGCAAGCCTGCTGCGCCCAAGAACGGCCACGATGACTTGGTTATCGCGTTTGGCTTGGCGCTTATCGGCGTCGTTCAGGCGCTACCTGCCAAGCAGGCGCCGGAAGTGCAGCAGCAACCAAAGAACGCGCTAGATGCGTACATGCTCGACTTGGAGCGAGCCATGGCAAGTGGGCGTAACGATTGGTTCGATTTCTCCCCGGACAATCAACATTCTGATTTCTTTGAGTAATCAAAGGCAAAGTTGGGTAAAAAGTTGGGTATCGTGTTGAAAGTTGTTGCAATTCTAACCTGAAGGAAATCATCCTTCTGCTCGGAGGTTCCATGCCTGTTCCCGCTGGTACGATGGCTCAGATTTTCAAGGACGTTTCTGCTGAGGCTAGCGCTGCTGTTGCTGCGCCCGCCCCGGAGGTGACCGCTCCTGAGCCGACCTCTACTGCCACCGAATCCTCGGCCACCCCCTCGGCTGAGACTGCGCCGTCTGACCTCGCCGCCCCCTCTGGCGAGAGTCAGGCGGTTGCGGTGGAGCGTCATCCGCAGCGTGTGTCGTGGTCGCGGTACGAGACTCTGATGCAGGAGCATCGGACTGCGTTGTCGAACATGGAGACGATGCAGAACAAGTTGGCCGAGCTTGAGTCCAAGCTGACCCAGCAGGTTGTGCAAGCGGACCCCAAAGCTTCGGCGCCCAAGGCCAACGAGTCGCAGAGCGATTGGTTGCAGCGTTTGCTGGACGAGGGCGAGGAGGTCAACCCGAAGCTGGTTGACCAGATTCGTTCGCTGGAGAACAAGCTTGAGCAGATGAACCAGTCGGTTCAGATGCACAGCCAGCGGTGGCAGAATGTGGAGTGGGCGCAGGCGAATGTGGCTTATGACCAGGCGATGGCCAAGCTGCAATCGTACTGCCCCAAGTGGGACGAAGAACGACTTACGACGATGATTGCCAATGGCGTCGAGCCGCGCATGGTTGTGGCCATGTACCGCGATGTCTATGGTGATATGCCGTCGCAACAGGCTCCTGCGCAGGTTGCGCAGGTTCAGCGCGCCGCTCCCCCGCGCATCGATGGTCCGTCGAACTCGACGCCGAATGTGGCGAACGAGTCGATGACCAAAGAAAACTACTTGAAGTGGGTGCGCGGAGAGTTCAATAACAAGATGCACTAAGGAGTTGCAATGGCTGCTAGTTTTCAGACCATCGCTGCGGTTCTGATCAACGACCGCACCGACAAGGTGATTCACAATCTGCTCCAGACCGACACGGCCTTCTGGTCGAAGCTGCCCGTGAAGGGTCGCTCGTGGTCGGGCGACGTGGCGATCATCGGCCTGCGCGTCAAGCGTAACGGCTCGGTGGTTTCGACGATCGGCAACGTGGAGCCGAAGCCGGGCCAGCAGGGCTTCCTGCGCCTGACTGTCCAGTCGAAGACCGTTCTGGCTCGCTGCCAGATCGATCTGCTGGGCTTCTTGGCGGCGGAAGATGTCAAGGGTTCGCTGGCTGTTGAGCCGGCGGACGAACTGGACAACATGCTGAACGACATCGCCAAGCAGATGACGCGCTATGCGTTCATCGGTGGTGGTGGCCTTCAGGGTGTGGGCGCCAACGCGCCTGGCTCGCCGATTGGTCTGGTGTGGCAGCACAGTAATGTGATCACCACCTACGGCTACCATGGTCGGTTCGACGACATCGTGGTGAACCCGAACAACCAGATTCGGTTCATCCGCCTCGACACCTACCAGCAGGTTGGTGTGGATCGCACGCTGACCGGCATCTCGCCGTCGACCATTACCGTCAATGCCAACATCGACACGTCGACCCTGCCGGCTGGCGTGCCGTGCGCGGTTCTGCTGGTGGGTGCGGCTTCGCAGGCGTTCAATGCGGCGACCATCTCGGGCGACAACATTGACACCCCGTGCGTGTTCGATCCGAACGGCGACCCGGTGGGTGCGTTCGTTGGCGACCCGACCGGCGCCATTTCGAACCTGACCCAGCCGATCCACTTCGGCAATGACCGCTCGCTGACGGACCCGCTGACCAAGCGCATTCGTTCGAACTTCGCGATCGTGAACAACACGAACGCGCAGGGCGGCGATACGCTGTCGACCATCGAGTTCCTGAAGCTGTACGGCGCCATCCGCACCAAGAGCGGTAAGCGTCCGACTGCGACCTGGATGTCGTGGAACACGATGAACGCGCTGCCGCAGTCGCTCATCGGCACCCTCGACGCCCACATGCGTGTCATGCCGCAGGAGGCCGTCAAGAAGATGGACCCGACCCCGGCGCTGCCCTCGGAAGAGGACAACGATTCGGGTTACGGCGTGAGCAAGGTTCCGATCATGTGCTCGGAGCTTTGCCCGGACGGCATCGCGATCGCGATGCGGTACGAGTCGTGGGAGCGTCTGTACCGTGGCAAGGAAGAGGGCGTGTGGCTGGGCGTCAACGGTCCGGGCAGCAATCCGCTGGTCAAGCTTCAGGGCGAGACTCAGTGGGGCGCGACCCGCGCTCTGATGCCGGAGCAGGTCTGCACCGAGCCGCTGAGCAACGGCATTCTGGTCGGCATCGCCGCGCCGGTCTAACCAAACTTCTGAACTCTAAGGAGATTTAACTATGTCTACTCAAAAGCCCTGTGTGGTCGGTTATCTTAAGACCGACAACTTTACCCCGACTGGCTCGCCCTATGGCGACAACCAGCAGCCCGCTGCCGGCAGTGTTGCCGCCGACGTGTCGACGTTCTTCTCGGCGACCCCGGCCACCGACGACATCCCCGGCGGCACTGCGTCGTTCATGTTCCTTCAGGCGAACACGGATGCCACGGTGATTTCGAAGGTTCTGCCTCGCAACTTCATCATCAAGGGCATTCGCGCCCTCAAGACTGGTGGAAATGGCGCGGCTGGCGACTTGGCTACCATCTCAAAGGTGTCGGCTGACGGTTTGACCACCAGCGTGATCTATGACTTGGACCTGCAAGTCAACGAGAAGGTCTTCGCTCTTGAGGACAAGCTCACTGCGAAGCCCGGCTGGACCGTCAATCTCGCCGCTGGCGAGACCCTGAAGGTGACCGCGACCAAGGCGGGTGGCGGCAACTGCCAGGCCACCGTTTACGTCGATGTGATCGGCGCGTAAGTAAAAACCGTGGAGGCCCTTCATGGCACCGATGTACGATGAAGACGAAGACATCTGGACTGGCTCAGGTCTGAGCCGCGACATCGCTAATCGGCGACTTGCGGAAAAGAATGCTAAGCCAGCCAGTCCTTCGGGAACTGATCGTACACTCGGTGCCGTGAAGGGCGCCATGAGCGGAGCCAGTCTTGGCTCCTCATTTGGCCCAGTTGGAACAGCAATTGGCGGTCTTTTGGGTGGAGCTGCTGGCGCGTTTACCGCATCGCCATCCGAAACACCGCCAAATCTTCAAGAAGCCAAACAAATTCCAGGCATTGCTGGTATGGTTAAGAAAGGCTACGACGAGTTCAAAATGCCCGGCGTAACAAAAGCTCTAAAGGAAACCGCAGAGAACCCGAACACCGCCGACCTGTCCGATTTTGATTATGGCTATTAGCTAGTTTTCTAATGTTGGCAGCGAAACGGGTATGGTGTAATCTTGCCCGTGTCTGTATCGTAGGGACCAGAAAACATGCAAACGTCCCTCACTATTGACGATCGGCAGAGCGAACTCTGGAATCCTGCCGAGTCTCCCAAGAGTTCAATCGAATACGATTGGAACGACCCCAACGATCCTCCGTCGCTCAAGCCGCCGGAGATCGCCCGCATGTGCAGCCAGTTCTACAACGAGATGGCGCCCATGCAGCGCCTCTGGTGGCTGTGCCGCGATGTGATTACAAACTTCCGCGCCTACACGCCCAGCGACATTGTGATTCGCGCCGGCATGGAAATGGCGTACTTCAATCGTGTGCGTGACGTTAGCTTCAACATCACGCTGCCGCAGTTCCGCAATGCCTCGGCCCGTCTTGAAATGACCCAGCCGTCGTGGGGCGCGTACTCCGCAAGCGATGCGATTGAAGACTTGATGCGGGCTGCCGCCGATGAGCAGGCGCTCGACTACTACTGCCGTCGTGGTGAGGTTCCCTACGCTGCGATGGAGATGGTTGATTGGGCCATCATGTTTGGCACCAGCGCAATGCTGGCCGTCATGGATGGCGACAACCTCAAGCCCGAAGTGTTTGGCCCCGACCGCATTCGCGCAGAACCCGCTATCGCCAAGCCGGAGGATAGCCGCTTCCTTGCTGTGTCGCGTGTGACCACCAAGTCGCAGCTGAAGCAGAAGTTCCCGGACAAGGAAGATGTCATCAACCAGGCGCCGCCTCCGCTTCAGCAGTTGAACTGGTGGAGCGGCTATCAGCGCATGGCGCCTGACCGCATCGAGGTGCTGGAAGTCTACTGCCGCAGCGGACACTGGTTCTTGATGTGCGGCAGTGGCGGTGCTGTGCTGGCGTCTGGCTGGACTCCGCAGCGGTGTATGCCGCTGGAGATTCACAAGTACACCAGCGTGCCGTTTGACTTCTGGGGCGTGGGTCTGGTGGAGCAAGCGCTCCCAGGTCAGTACGCCTACAGCGCGAGCTGGAACCAGATTCTCACCAATGCTCGTTTGATGAGCAATCCGAAGATTCTCATTCCGCACAACTCAGGGATTGCGCCAGATGCGTTTACATCGCGTGCGGGTGAGAAGGTATACTATCGCCAAGGTCTTGCTCCGCAGCCTTGGCAAGGGTTGCCACTGCCGCAATATGCTGTGCAGTTGCCGGCGTCGGCTGCTTCTGCTCTTGCTGATTCGACCGGCATTCACGGCGCGTCGCAGGGCAAGCGCACACCTGGCGTCGTTACTGGTCGAGCGGTTGAAGCCATCGTTTCCAACGACGAAGTCCAGTTCGGTATTACCAAGCGAAACATCAAACGAATAATGGAACGACACGGGCGTATCGCTTTGCTCTACATGCAGGCGTACTACCCGCAGGACAAGTTCATTCGTCAGTTCGATCGTTATGGTTCTGCGATTGGCACGATGGTCCGCAGCGGCGACTTGTCGCAAGACCCGCAGGTGTTCATCGAGGCCGACACGCTGTTCCGCGAAGACGTGGAAGCGCGTCAGCAGCGCATCATGCAGTTCGCCCAGATGGGTGCTCTGACGCCGCAGATGGCCATCAAGCTGATTCAGGACAATCGTGACCCGCTGCGTCCGCAGAAGCCGATTGCCGATTACGTTACCGCCAAGAAGGCGTTGGATGCGGTTATTCGCAACGGCTTTGAAGTTCAGGACATGCGGCAGATGAACCCGGATGGAACGCCGGTCATGCGTAAGACCGTGAAGTTCTACTCCAACGACAACTTCCCGGTGTTTGCGGAAGTGGTCAGCCAGTTCATTCGTTCGGACGAGTTCTACGCGCTGCCTGTTGAGCGGCAGGATGCGGTGGATGCCTACTATCAAGACATCCTTCAGATGATGACCCCGCCCGCGCCGGAAGCTCCGGGCGGCGGTGGTGGGATGAAGATTCCGCAGCCGGTGGGTGCGCCCTCTGGTAACGCTAATGCTGTAGGCAACTCGGGTCCGACGACCTCGGCCGATGATACTACGCGGCGGATTGAAGTAGCCAATGCGCGACCGGAAGGCGCGGATGAGTTCAGCAGGTAGGAGAAGCCATGAAGTACGAGATGAAGGATTTGGCGAAGGCGCGTCTCAAGAAGATGCATGAGTCCAAGGGCAAGGTGCCGGCTCGTCACAAGACTGCGCACATGGCCAAGGGCAAGTACGAGGACGAGGAGGAGATGGGTGCTGATACCGAAGAGATGACTCCGGCCCCGGAAGAGGCGCCCAAGCATCTGCGGCACCAAGGTCACCCCGGCCTCGGCGGCGAGCATCGTGGTGGTCCCAAGGGCATCGCTGTGATGATTGGCATCGGCAAGCCTGGCATGCCTCAGAAGCACCCAGGTCTTGGTGAGTCGATCGAGGATGAAGAGCCTGTGATGGGCGGCAAGTACGGGCGGTAAACCATGCACGCTGCACAGATTGCGAAATACATGCGGCAGTTGATTGACGACCCAGGTGTCGTTCGTCTGCCGTATTCCTTGCAGGCGACGATGCTTGAAATCGCCTACGAGGAATTTCGCAATGTGGCGCCATGGGAAGTGTGGGAGCGTTACTACGAGCCGCCGCTTCTGACCGGTCAGTACAACGTCGATCTCGACGGCATCTTGTTCTACACCGATGCTGGCATCCCGCCGACTCAGGCTCTGGCCAGCCGCCTGACTCGCGTTACGCTGGTCAACCCCGGTGTGCAGGATGTTTGGATCTTCACGCTTGGTGGCGCACCGGCACCGGGTGATACGTGCCGACTGACGATCAACGCGGTGAACTACGACTACGTTGTTCTCCCCGGCGATACGCTTGTCACCATTGCTGCTGGTGTTGCTGCACTAGCTGCTGCTGACCCGTTTTACAGTGTGACCAGCGTTGGGCCGGTGATTACTTGCACCAAGTACACAACTGGCCCGTCGCTCATCATCCCCACCTGCTCCTTCTTGGCGGGTGCTGGTACGGTCACACCGTTTCACTCTGTCATCGGTCAAGCGTCCAACGGCATCCTTGGTACGTTCCAGCCGGCTACTAGCTGGGAGACGCTGGGCCAGATTCCCAACGCCAGCGCGGCCATGCTGTCGAACTATGCGTGGACTGGTCAGCGGTATTGGCTAGACGGCAAGATGTTGCGCTTCAGCGTGCCGGTCAGCGGGCAGATCCAAATCTGGTACGTGCCTACGCAGACGGTGAACTGGCTGTCGGCCATCTCGTCGACCACGCCAGTGTTTGTGGACAACCTAACGCAGTTCCACGATATTATCGCTCTTCTGGCTGCCGAGCAGTATTACATTCAGCAAGCGCAGCCCAACATGTCGCTTGAGACACAGTTGCGGCGGCGCATGGATAAGATGATGGAGTTCTTCGCTCAGTCGCGCACTGGCAAGGCATCGAGGTATGTGAACGAAGAATACCAGAGGTAGCCGGTGTCCAACATCGATAAAACCGCAGATGTAACTCCGAAGTCCGGCATGGACTTGCGCACCAATGCGCGCACCGATGGCACTCCGTTCATCCAGAATACCATCCCGCGTAACGGCGACTTCTGGGTTCGGCCAGGCTTTGGCTTGGTTCGCGAATACGACACCAGCTTGGCCAATGGGCGATACAACGAGGACAAGTATGGTCTAGGCCCATGCATCGGCGCGACTAACGTTCGCACCGCTTGGCAGACCGACCAGATTCTTTCGATTCACACGCTATACGCCTTTACAGGCGACTTCTATGGTGGCCGGCCTCGTTTGGTTGGTGGCTTGACGCCGATGTATGGTCGTCGCGCGACCTTTTTGGCAGGCGTCGTTGCGATCGTTCACGACTTGCACACCAATCGCAAGGTTGAGTTTGTGCTGCATGAGCAGGACGCGAAGAAAGAGTTCTTGCCACAAGTCTACCCTAACTACTCGACTCGTTACGACGACGACAATTCGACGTGGGCGATTCCTGCTCAAGAGCCGAAGTGGGCCATCTTCGCGCCGATGCAGACCGGTGTGGCGTTTGGAACCAAGGCGTTCAACATCGTGGTGTGCATCGATGGTATGGGCTTGTGGACTTACCGCCCGGTAGATTGCCCGATTGAGTGGAGCCGGCAGAACAACAGCTTGGATCGACCGTACCTTGGCCCATTCATGGGCGAGCAGGGCGCGTTCTCTCCGCTCAACTTGGCTGAAGGACTTCTGTCTGCTGCCGATGGTGCCGCTTACCTGACGACCAACGACATCGGTACGATTACGGCGCAGTGTACTTGGAACGAAGATCGCGTCATCTACGCTGCTGGCAATACGCTTTGGTTCTCCGACCCGTACATGCCGCAAGCGGTGCTGGCCGATAGCAACTACGTGGTTCCTACGTCTGATCCGATCACATGCGTAGCCCCACTGCGCTCTAGCGTCTTCATCGCAACTAGCGGCGGCAAGTGCTGGGCATACAATCCTGCGCTTGGTAGCGCGGGCACAGCTGCTGTTGGCAGTTTGACCTCTATCTCGCTAACCAATGGCTGCGTAAACAATCGTGCTTATTGCGTAGGTAACGAAGGCGTGTTCTTTGTTGACCACAACGGCGTGTTCTTGTGGACGGGCGGTGTGCAGCTTGTGTGGTTGTCGCGTCCGATCGATCGGCTGTGGGCAGACCCGCAATCGCTTGAGTTGCCGCTGACGGATTACTACCAGCACAACGGCACCACCAGCTTGACAAACGTCCAGTTGCCTGCGCGTCTTGATATGCGCGAGCAGATGCGGAGCGCCAGGTTGTGCTGGGATGATCCTCGCAAGGTGCTGTATTGCGTATGCGACGACATCACGCTGTGTTGGACGACCGATTATGGTTGGAGCGTGTGGTACTTCAAGACGCACGCAGGCAATGGCGCAGAGGTGCAGGGTTTGGCCAACATCGCCACGCCGACTCTGGTACCCTCGCGCAACGACTTGTACTTGGTTGGTGGCCCAGACGAGACCATCTACATGGATGGTAAAGACCTCAAGATTGTGCAGGACAAAGCGTGCTATCTGCTCAAGCTTGGTCGTGGTGGTGCGATCGACCGGTCGACGTGTATGGATGCGGCCAGAACTGACGTGTATACCTGCACGCTTTCTGGTTACGTAGTGCCGTTTGACACGATCGAGATTACGGTCGGCGTCAACACGTACAACTACAACATCAAGCCTGACGATGATTATGCCGCCACGTACAAGAAGTTTGCCGACGACATTCAAGCTGTAGGCGATCCTGAGTACGACTTCATTGGCCAACCTACCGGCATCGTGGCTGTAGCCAAGGTAGCGGGTACTCCAGCATCTGCTGTAGTAGCATTGATGACGGTTGGCGCCGGCTCGTTTACGGCCACGCATACTCAAACATCCGCTAGCGCCAACTTGGTTACGGCCAACTTGGAGGATTGGCGCACACCTCTGAGTGGTTGGCGTATGTACGAGTGGGCAGGCGATCCTACCACTGGCGCATTCTATCTCGGCCCACCCGTGGTTGCGCCTGCCGGGTTTCAGCCGCCGCGTGGTGCGCCTGCAACGACTGAAGCCACATACTGGTGGCCTGTCGCTACCGGCTCGGTGGTAGCGCCACCCACGATTCTTAAGCTTCACTTCACGTTCGACAACACGCGCTGGGAACCTATCTGCGTGCCAGGTAATCCCGGCGACCCGCAGTATGGTGAGATTGCCGCGCTGTTCCCCAACGAGCGACTTGGTTCTATCTCGGGCTATAGACCCAATACGCATGACGCAACGCATCAAATCTGCGTATACAACTCAGGCACAGGTACTGAGGGGCCTGGTGGTGACGAGATTCGGATTGACTTCGACGGAACCGGCGGTACGTGGACTTCAGCGCCTACGCTAAACGTTGGTGTTGTTGGGCCTGACGTGCTGTTCTACATCGGCTTCCGCTACAAGGGCACCGACTCCACGTTGTCGTTGCATCCGCAACTTACGACGTTTATGCGGCAGGACTTCAACGGCTGCCAATTGTACGCTTGGCAGTACGGTCGCTATCCGGTGCAATACTCTCAGCTTGCTGACTTGCAACAGCCGGTCGACTGGGCGGTGAAGTCTCGCGAGTTTGAGCTTAGCGGCTACCAGTTCACGGTGCGCGGCTTGTTTGTAACTGCGATGCACATGGGCAATGGCACTGACGACGTGGTACCGGGCTGGCTTTACGGCCCGCTCAATACCGCGACCTCGACGGATTGGCGCGACTGGAGCGGACAGGCGCTGGACTTTGCGACTGTACCACCGGGCAACAGCGCACAGAACGACATGTCTCCGTTCCCGCGCATGGTGCCGGCTACCACAGGAGGCGACCCGAATATCTACGTCGACCCGACGCTCAAGACGTTTAATAACATTGCTCGGTGGGGCGATGCAGTTGACCCGACCAAGGGCAACTTGCTCATCGATGACCCGGCAATCGATACGCTGGCGACGACCGATGGCAGCAAGGGTATGCGTGGCTCGGTGATGATTCACGGCACGATGAATGCGCCTGGCGAAGTGGTAAAGCTGGGCCGCATCGAGGCTGCCATCAAGCAGGTGGGTCTGCGCCAGCGGTGGGGTAAGTAATGGCCGAGCCTGATTACAGCAAGAGTTGGTACCAGCGCAGCGGTGGCAACTTGCCGTTCAGCGAGTCGCTTGCGGAACACTTGCGCAAAGAGCTTGGGCCTAACGCTGTTCATCGATATGAAGCTTCTAATGAGGCAACTAACAAACTGTTTGATCAGTATGCCGATAAGTATAGAACCGACGATCCAAACGAGTGGCCAGCGGTAGATCGCTTCAAGTACTACTCCGACCTCGATAAGCTTGAAGAGATGTTTGCTCGTCCGCATGAGCGGCAATTGTTTGCGCAACTGTTCGACTTGGAAGCCACCGACCCTATGTGGGAACCAGAGACAACCGAGCGCACGCTGCGTCAACAATATCCAGACTTGGTGGGCCGAATGGAGCGCAAGCAAGTTCAACCAATCGAAGAACCACGCGCTCCGGTCATGCAGCCTAAGCCGCCGGCCAAGGCACCGGTGCGTAAAGCCGAAGCCGTGCCGCCTCCGCTTAAGTCTCCGGCCCAGAAGCCTGCGCAAGTTACGCCACCCAAAACCAAGCCCACGGGCATGGAGCAGCGGATGGTTGGCTTTCTGGGTGGATTGGAGAAAGAAGGCTACTTGAAGATGCCGACGCAAGCTGACCTCGACAAGCAGATTGCTCAAGAGCGCCTGCGCAACATGATGCAAGAGCGTGAGCGCGAACTACGTGCGCGAGATGAAGTGCCGGTATCGCTGCCTGAAGCAGTCAACCCAACTGGGCGGTGAGCCATGCCGCAGCAAGTAGAGCTTCCAAACAAAACAATCAGCGACTTGCAGTTCAACAACATGCAAAGTCGCCAGCAGATATTCGACATCGTGCTGCGTATGCAGCCGGTGGTAGCAGGCGCTCCGTTTCAAGGCGGCATCCTTGCGCCCGGTGTTTATAAGGGCGGTACGCTGGGCAGTGAGGCGCGCGTCGATGGCATTGGTTGGCCCAACGTGTCTGGCCCAGTGACGATCGCATCTAACGTGATTGTGCGCGGCGTGGTGTTTACCGATACGGTTGCACTCACGGCAGCGGCTGTTGTGGTGTTCGATGGGTGCGTGTTCCAGAAGACTGTGACCGTGGCCAGCGGCGGCAAAGGTGCGTGGTCTGGTTGCAGATTCGATGGAGTTTCCTCTATCCAAAATGCAGGAAATGCGTCAAAGTGCGTGGTCGCTGGCGGTGTGCATACCTCCGGCACAGCGCACGTTAATGTGACGCTGCCAGGTGGAGAGGCAGTATGAGCAGCAACCGGCTACTTCCTTATCAGTTCGCGCCGGGGCTGGATGCTTCGCCTACCCGCATCGAGCAATCGTTGCTCAAGTTGGCAGAGCTATACGACGATGTGCCTGCTGAGTTCATGCAGCGTCGCTGGTCGCCCTCGCACATGCTGTGGGGCTTCTCGCCACCGAGCGTTGACATGGCGGGCAATCCGTACCTGAAGTGGTACAACGGCTCTGGCCCTACTGTCACAAACCCCTACCGTTGCAAGTCTTGCTTTGCCGAGGGCCTTGGCGACCCGCCAAACGACGGCTACATGTTAACTTGGGAAGTGACTGCGCTTGCTTCGCATCCAATGATTATTGGCTCGTTTGTGGTGATGGCTCTTAAGGGCGTAGGGCACTACAACAACGAATGGCTCTATGGCGCTGAGCCGCCTCCCGGCTATGAGACTGGTGAGCCAACACGTGATGTTTCCTTGCAGGTTTGCATCTCCGATGGTTGGGACTTGGAGAATCGCAAGAAGTTGCGGCAAGAGTCGTTGACGTATCAGATGCGCTCTGACGCTTTCTGGTTCTGTCCTGGTTCGATGCCCCCAGTGAACACCGACCCTACGTTACCTTCGTTTCCGCAGAATAGCGGAGGGGATAAAGCTGCATGGGACGGATTTGCTGTTATGGCTGACGCGCTTGTGCTTGTGCCTGTGGGTGCTCGTATGGTGTTCCAGTGGACTATCCCGTGGTACGGCGAGTTCAATACCTCAACATGGGGGTTCTATCCGTTTCGGCACAACACATGGAACCTTCGCGCATTGGCGTATAGTCCGACTCACTGAGGCATCATGGCAAAGCAGTTTCCGGTCAAGCGATATGCCCGTGGCGTGAAGGTGACCAAGCAGCACCTAAACGATCCATTGACCGACATCCAGAATGCTGCTGAAGCGGCTGATGTAGAGAACTCGGTCGAGCACTTGGCGCGCAACAAGGTGTCGTGGGTATTGCCGTACACTGGCCCAGCCTCTACCGAGTACAAAGATTATGGTATTAAAGGTTATCCAATGGCTATGTGGCCGTTTGTGATGCCTGCGTTCCAGCAGTTGTTTTGGCGAGGAACACTTGAAGACCCACGGTACCCGGTGACGTTGAGCGAGTTCTCGTTGTCGATTGACCAGCGAGCAGAGCCTCAAGCTGTTCGCGGCTACGATGCGGCGCTACCTCCACTTGTTATTGGAACGAATGTCGAAACCGACATGAGCCGCTACAGCATGACTGTTCGGCTGCTAGAGCGTCAGCCTTCGTTGTTGACCGGCGAGACTGTCGATTACGAGGAAGTGGGCAAGTGGCAGATTGACGGTGTTACTGCGTTCGGCATCCAGCAAAGCGCAACAGACGGCACTGCTGGCAACGGTGTGGCACGCGCCAACCCGCTTGTGATTGCCGACCAGAACATTCCGATTCGCCCGTGGAACACGTACTTCTGGGAGATTACCGGAGCGCGACTGTATGAGGCGCCGGACTTGGGCGTGAAGGACAAGTGGACGTTTACGGTGGGCGGCACCCCGGTTGGCGGCGCACCTGGTGTGGGTGATGTTTGCCGGCTAACGATCAACGGCAACACGTACAACTATCAAGTTCCTGCTGGCTGGACGCTTGCTGGCATTGCTGCCGGTGTCGCTGCCGCTGCCGCTGCCGACCCGCTCTACACAGTAACCGCTGTTGGCCCGGTGATTACCGCAGAAGAGACGGTTGCATCTAACGATGTTAACACGCTGACGTGCGTGTTTCTTAGTCCTAGTGGTACGGGTACTGGCACGGTATTTCCGCAGCACGTGGCTGTTGGTGAGGGTGGGACGACGGTATATCCGCTTGAGTTCGTCTCGTTGCACTTGTGCGCTACGTTTGAGTCTCCGCTGACAGTGCGAGATAAGCTGGGCGACTTTGGCTTGTACCCGGCTGAGCCAGGTTCCAAGCCGATTCAGAACCTGCCGATTGTGCATGATGGCTGGAAAGTAGGCACCAACATCCCGCTGACACCGGTTGTTACTGATGCGTTGATTACTGGCGATGACGTGCAGGATGCTATGCACGGCTTTGACCTTGCGCTGCGTGAGCGTGCGGG